GTTTTCTGTATCAAATGGTACAAATATATTTGAACTATATGCTCCAGTAATTTCAAGATCTGCTTTGTTGATTAGTTGTATAGATTCACCAACACCTTCAACATACCAATATCCTTCGCTGTACTTTGCTGGTGTTACATCACCTAAAAACTCTACTAACATACCATTGGATAAATCAGTATCTGTTCTTGTTGTGTAAGTTAACTTTTGTAGAATTTCTTTTTCTACATCTATCTCTGTATTTTCTAAAATATTATAAAGTGTAACTAAGCCTGATGTGTTTACATCATTTTGACTGATATAAAATAATGTATCAGGTGCATCAAGTGGCACTGTAAATTTAAGTGTGCCTTTTTCTACATACACTGTTGCTGATTCTACACCGTCGGTATATAATGTAGAGATATTATCTCCGTCCTTGAATCCAGTTATACCGCCTTCGACAGGCTCTACTATGTATTCACCTGTGTCGTAGCCATCGGTGTCATATAATTCTGCTTCAAACTTACCAGATGCCAACACACCTTCAACTGTCTCAGTTATAATCGCTTGTCCTGGAGTAAATGCTCTATTGGTTGCAAATGCTATTGGGTGTCCAGGTGTATCAATCTCGAATATGTAAGTTTGACCTTTGTAAAGTTTTAGAGTAGGATTTTGTGTTAAACCTGTTGGGGTAAATTTATACGCTACATTGTCATCATTCTCCTCCACGGATACTTTAAAAGTAGATACAATTTCTTTGTTCTGTCCAAAGATAGGTAATACTTGTGGTCCTGCTGGAAGCCAATAGTATTCTCTAAAGTTTGTAAACTTATCCCAATCAATATGTGGTTGCCACGCATAATATTCTTGTGCGTTAATTTTACTATGATCAGGATTTCTATTACCAAACGCTCTTAGTTGGTTTATGTAATCATTATAGTCTTTGTAAAAGTCAACATTGTCTGCGTTGTCTTTTAAAACAACTGCTGGTTCTAATTGGTAATTTTGTCTATCGTCTGAAACGTCACTAATATAGTTGTCTGTTGACTGAACTGCTTTTGCGTCTCTACGCCCATAGTATGAATTAAGTTTTTCAACTTCTCCTGGATTCATAAACTGATCCAGTGTGCTTGTTAAAAACTTTTTATTCGCTGGTGTTCTAAAATACTTAGGTAAGTGACTTACACTTGTTCGATTCTCGCTATCGTCGTTTGGACCAATTGGAATATCATTCTGGTCATTATCGTAAGCCATTAGTAACCTCCGCTACTTGAACTTGATGAACTGCTTGATGAACTTGAACTTGAAGTCGAAGTTGAAGTTGTTGTACTCGAACTTGTTGTACTTGTATTTGCACTTGATGTAATCCCTGCATTTTCTGTTGTGGCTGTACTTACTACACTACCTGTTGTTTTTAGTCTTGATGCTGTAAGGCTATCAATTATTTCAACATTATCAACAGTTGCTCCACTAATGAAAATTTCATCATTCTCTGTTGACACTTCGTATAAACTTCCAAATGCTTTCTCTGATTGATTAGGTACTAACACAAGTGTTGTAATGTCTGGTGCTAATACATTAACAATATATGTAGACAGTTCTGTAAAACTAAACTTGTCTCCGAAGTCCCAGAATTCTAAAGCAAAAAATTCATTAATTGCTTGTACAATTCTTAACTTAACATCATTGTCATTGGTTATTACTTCTGAATTTTTAACAACTTTAAATGTTGCTTGTAAATCTGAATCTGCTTTGTCACCAAATAATATTTTATAGTTAACTGGGTGATAAATTACTTCATCACTGATTGATTTAATCTTATTAATTTCTGCTCCAAAGTTCTGGAACAATTCATCTGAACTTGGTGGTAACGGTTTAGTAGTTATAGTATTTGCCAAGTACTGTCTAAATGATCTATCATATGTTTTTGTTAACAAGTATGTGTCAATAATATTAGAACTACTTGGATCTAATCTATTATTCTCATCAGCACTGTGTACGTATTGGAATACAAGTTTGTCTCTACCTTGATATGCTTTATATCCTGTTTGTAATGTTAGGTTTGCGTTTGCTTTGCTGTATACTTTAAAAACATTGTTGTCTACAAAGTAAAATATTGCACCGTCATCATATTGTGATAACGCACCAGTTGATGTTTCTGATGCAAACGCTCTAATATTTTCTACTGCGGCATCTACGTAATCATAATTTGTGGATTGATTGTTTGAAACCTTTTCTTTTACAAAAACCCATTTTGTTAACGAATTAGTATCTTGTGCAACAAAGTCATCAAACAACGATGGATTATCAACTACACCGTCGCCGTCACTGTCAAAAAATCCTACTTCTACTTTTTTACTATTAATATAACCTTCATCATCTCTAAACTCTTTAGTAACTTGCCAAGGATAATCAATAGTTGCAGGTGATACTGAATCTGGTTTCTTGTTAATAGACATTAAGTTAATTTTATCTCTAATAACTTGTCCTGTTCTACTATCGTAAATTCTATCTGTTTCGTCAAAGTAAAACTTAACTTCCTTATCACTTTCAAAAATGTATCTAACACCTCTGTAAGTAACAGTATACTTTTCGCCATCTGTTTCAAATAACATTAACCAACTTGAGTCTAAGTTCTGTCCTGACGTGTCACCAGTCTTGCCCATGTTAAACGCATTACCAATACTTAAATTATTATTAAGAATTACACGCCATTCTCTATCTGTAGTACTGTAACGTACTCCAAATGTTTTATATGAAAATATTTGATCAATAATTTGTGTTGTAACATCAGTTGTTAAGTTTGTTGCAAACTTAGGCTTAACTTCATCTAATATTGCACCAGTTGGAATAACATCGTTAAAAATAATTGGTCCTTGACCGTCTTCGTAATCTTCAGTACCTTTATCGTTTACTCTAACAACCTTTGTCCAAATGTATGTTGTAGCACCTGGATGGTCTGCATCGCCAGCCATTAATGCATGACTGTTGTCTTTCATAAAGTGTTGTCCTGCAGGAGCAACAAATTTAACCATTGCACCTGGCTCTACAAACTTTAATGTACTACCAGTAAATGTTCCTACTGTTAATTTAATATCTAATGAGTCTGATATGTAACCGCTGGAGTTATTAGTTTGTTTTGCAACTTGTGTCCAGTCTGCCGCTAAATCTGCTGTTGATATTTTAGGAAACTGATTTAAGAAAAAGTTTTTAATTACATTGTTTGAAAGTAACGGTGTAATTACGTTTTGTATATTTCCTTCTACATCTGTTTTTGTATTAAAAGAAAAACTAAGTTTTTTATCAAACACATCTTTATAGATAACACCATCGTTACCAAATATGTTTGTACTTGAATACTTTCCTGTTGAATCAATTAAATCAAAGTATCTTGAAATACCTGAACTTGTTCTATTGATACTTTTTACTTTAACTACTTCTTGACTAACTGCTCTTGGTGCAACATTATAGTCCTCACCAGTAATCATTCTATTTTGTGTATAGTATGTACTTGGAGCATTTTCTTTAATGCTTTTTGAAGTTTCTGGTCCACTTGCATTATCAACTGTGTATTTTAATGAACACACAAATGTAAATGTTTCAGGCGTACCTGCACGACTTGTATATGGTACACTAATAGTTACGTTAGTTAATTCTTCAGGTTGGATTGCAAACTTGCTACCAAGTCCTTTTCTAAAATAACATCTAAATTGTCCTTTAGGTAAATCACCGAATGTTCCGTCTGCAAATAATAAACTAATTCTGTCATCAATACGTGATTGCACAGCATACAAACTTCTGTTCTGTTTGTTAACACTATTATAAATTACATTGTTACCTTCAGTTGCTTCAACCTTAGTCCATAATTTTGTTTCGTTTCCGTTACTGTCTAATTGATAAAGCCAAACATCTGAATTGTTAATGTTTGTTGTGTCAATTGCAACTGCTTGATTAGTAGTTGGATTTTCAATTGAAAAATTACCTGTGTCTAATATACCTTGTCTAAAGTGTACAAAATATCCTGAGTTTGAACTACCAGCGCCTTTGCCATCTTCTCTATATAAAAATGCTAAACTGTTACCTGGTAACGGATCTTCTTCGTAAATTTTATTAGCATCAATAGTTGAAGATGTTACTTCAAATACAATATTCTTTTCGCCTACGTTTTTATTAAAACTGTAAACAGGTAAGTTTGTGTTTGATGCATTGAAACGATATTGCTCAGTTGTAATACCTGCAATAGTTTCTTTCTTTACTGGCTTACCTACAATACTGTTTTCTGGTAATGCCGCATTTAAAATTTTTCTAAACTGTTCTGCCCAATCAGGATTTGATGGATCGTTCCATTGTATAGATTGTCCTGATAAGTTAACACCATTAGTGTCTTGAATTTCTTCTGTTGTTTGTACACTTTCAAACTTCATTAATCCGTTTGCTGATTGGTTACGCTTTGGATTATAAGAAAGTAAACGTGCTAAACGTAATACGCTTTCTCTACGTTCTGCTAATTCAAGGAAGTTTTCACGTGCATTTAAATCAACACGGAATGCCATGTTTTGTCCAAGATATGCAATAAGATCAATTAGTGCAAGGTATTCTGAACTTTCAATGTAATCATTAAAGTCTTCTGGATAGTTCTCACGCAAATATGCGATCATAGTTCTGCGTAAACTATCAAAATCATACGATTTGAAGTCCGCAGTTTTAAATGTTTGATATACTCGCTTCCAATCTTCAGCAAGTAATAATCTATTTTGTCTATCCGTTGTTGACATCTATTTTCCTCTTACAATGTATTTATTTAAACGAGATATCTGAGTACTTAATTCCTTAAGACGCAAAGCCTGCATCTTTGTCGAAACTAAATTTCATTTGTTCAGATATGTTGTACGGTAAGTATTGAAGTTCACACTCAATTTGAATACCGCTCTCGTATTGATCAACAACAATTCCGGTTGCATTTATTCTTGGGTCGCCGTTGATTATTTCTGTTACATTGTCTATAATTGCTTGTTTCAATGAATCTGTTAAAGGTTCAAACAAAACGTCCCAAATGATTGTCCCAAACTCAGGATTTTCAAGTTTTTCGCCTTGTCTAATATGAAAGTGATTTAGTAAATCTTGTTTAATTAAGCCAATGTCATACAATGCATAAGAAGTGTTCTCAGGATTGACTGTACTAAGGCCTTTGTATGCTCTACCTTTGACAGGCGGTTGTTCCTTGACATTAGATTTTACTCTAACATTTCTTACTGTATTTTTCTCTAAACTGCTCATATCAGTATTTATGTGCCTTTCTTAAAGGTGTCTGGAGTATTGTCATAGTCAAAACTTTCAGGTATTGTTTGTGTATTCAGTCTATTTGTTCGTATCGGTTTGTACGCAAACGGATCAACATTTTCATGGTGTGGCCAAGGTTCGTGTTGTGGCAAACGCTTGTGCAACGATGTTAATGCAGTGTCTGTTGGTACTTTGAAAGGTCCTCCGGGAACAACGTGTGTGGTAAACGGCGTAGCCGCGGTAGCGGTAGCGGCCTGCGGTCCATTCATATGGATTTCGGGTGCAGTTTCTGTATGGTTGCCTCCGCTGAGTATATCAGTAGTTCCGCCTGCTGTAAGTTTGTTTGCTCCTGTTGTGTTTAGATCGTAATCTAACAATGTTGTAACTTGATTGTTGCCTGCAACATACGTTACCATATCTGTATTTGTTTCAATCTGGATATCTTCTTTTGACAATACGTTAAAGTTACGTCCTGCGTTTAGGTTAATGTCTCTATCCGCTGTTAGATTGAAATCGTTTTCAGTGTGCATACTAATACTGTCTTTTGAATACACATCAATTTTACCATTAGCAGTCATTTCTATCCAACTGTTACCACTGCCATGATCTATACGTATTAGATCTTCTGTTTGGTGTAATAGTATTTGGTGTCCTGTACGTGTTCTAATACGCACAAGTTCGTTGTGTGGTACTGTGTAGTCTCCGCCCTTTTCACCTTTTTCGTGATTGACAAATTCCTTTTTAGTTGTACCTGCGGGACCTTTACGTAAAATTTTGTCATCACCGTCATCCATTACAAAACTTGTTCCGCCAAGTCTATTAAAAGGAATTTGTGCTGACTGTCCTGCTGGACCGTATCCTGCTTTTGGTGCTCCAGGTCTCTTGTCATATGGTCCTGGTGTGTTTATACCAAACACCATACTTGGTAATTCTCTTCTTGCACTACTTGTTGTTAAACCTCTTGTGCCATCTGCTTCAAGTCCTTGAGCAAATAATAAGTCCATCCATTGTTCATTAATAGACTTTTTAAATTTTGTAGGATCGTTACCTTTGTTGTCTGCAAGATTCTTTTTATTAATTTCACCAACTACAACTTTGCTTGTTTTTGCTATTGCTGATTTTGCACCTTCGCCTACGGCTTTGCCTGAAAAGAAACTTGTTGCAACTTTGTCTGGTACATTAAGGTTAATGTAGTTGTCAGGTATACACCCAATCCAGTAACCCATATTAGCCGCACCTTCAACAAACGTTACAAGTACTCTACTGCCAACGTCTGGTGGTGTCATCCACATACCATAAGCAGATTGTGTGTATGCAAAACCTTGATTAGCACTAATACCGTTAACAGGTGTTTGTCCGTAAAATGGACTTGCATAACTTACTTTAAATGTTTGTCCGCCAGCGTCATCATTGTTTGCTACTTGACCTTTGAGCAGTTGTACTTCAAGAGATCCCATATAGTTAGGATCAAGATGTCCTACAACTCTTCCAATATACGGTCCTGCATCTAATTTGGCTTCTTGGCCGACTGTACGTGTTTCGTTAGACATTAGGTGAATATCCTCTCGTCTTCATTTGTTGTTCTGTTTGCGGCATCTTCAATAGTTCCATCTTCACGTTCAGTACCTTGTGCATCACCTGGTTTAAGTTCTTGTGTTCCTTTTTCACCACTGTCTGCTGTTGGTGTCTCAGACATCTGCGGTCTTTTCACAAGTTCAAGTGTTTGTTTAAACTGACCTGCTGTGAAAGAGTTCTTAACACTAATTACCATATATAATCCGCTAAAGAAATCAACTGGCACAGTATCATCTGGGAAACCCATAATACCGTTATCTCTATAATCAATTGGAGTTCTAAATAATACTTCAACATCTACTTCACCGTATTGATAATCTATACTTCCATCTGCATCAAGATTAATAAATTGTGTGTTCTCTGAGTTATAGTTTCCTATTCCGCTATCAGCAATATAATAAGGGTCGCCCATGATTTCCATATCGATTGTTAATAAGTCAACATCACTGTTTACAATCGCTTCGTTAAATCTACGAGCAATGTCAACACGCATATCATCAAGACTAACTGCACCTGCCGCCTTGGCATTGTTGTTACGAGTTTCTAATGCTTTACCATTAACTTGTGTGTCATTGTTAGGAGAAGTCATTGTAGTTTTCAAGAGTGGATCTTCACCTTCTTTAGAACCGTCTGCAAGATTGTTCTTTGGAAGTACTCCTGGAGATACACTTTTAAAGAATGTATTATCAAGATTAATTTCAAGATCTAAAATATCTTCGTTTGCACCACTATAGATATAATTGTAACGTTTACAACATTGCATTCTTAAAGCATTTAAACCTGCTGGTGTTTCGTCTGGAGCAATAAATTTACTTTCGTGTACCATATAAGGTAAAACTCTAAACACATATATTCTTGGTGGCACACCTGTTTTCTTTTCTGTTTTTCTATCTGTAATATTAAAAACTTGTGTATCAATTTTAAACCAAGGACGCATACCCTTTACTGCTGGTGCATCAATAATGTTTCTACCATAATCACTTAAAATTATACATTCTTCAATAATATCTTGAATACGTGTTCCTGCTAAAAACTTAATTGTACCAAGTCCTGGATCTATTTGTAACTGTCCGCTTGATCTTACCCAAACTTGTTTTTCTTTGTCATATGTAAATGAAGCATCACCGAACGGTTGTTGAGTTGTACCAAGTGATTCAAGATTAAACATTTTTGACATTCCAATATTGTTAGAATGTTTTGCGCCTGTTTGTTTTTCTTTAATATCTTGACCAAGTTGTGTAGTTGAAACTAAACTTTTAACTTGTTCAGCCCAAGCCGAGAATTCATCTGGGGGTGGCCCGCCTTGTGCAATCTGGCTGTACAGTTCTTCCAGTTTGTCTACACTACTTTGTTTACGATCAGTTAAGATTGGTCCAACACTTATTTTTGATGCTTCTGACTCACTTGCAGAGCCATCTGTAGCACTGGTGTTTGTTCCGTAATAGTTACTGGAAAGTTTTCCTGCACTTGCACGGTCTTTAGGAAATACAACAAAGTATTGATTGGCTGTAAATATTTTGCCATCTTTTGCTTTTTTTGCTTCGTGAGCATTTAGTTCTTGTGCTAAACTTTTTAGGTTACTCTGTAACATTTGTTCTAAGTTTCTACCTGTCAGTGTAACGTCAACTGGAATACGCTGTGTATGATCTACTAATGCCGCTTCGTTATATGCAACACCTTCGACTACATAAGCACTGCCGCCTTCAGTTACACTTAAATCACTACCAACAAGTTTAAATGGAAGATTCTTTGATGCTTCTGGAACTGTGTAAACTTTTCCATTATCATCGTATCCGACAAAATCAATAGTAAGTAAAAATGGAGATTCTAAGTAGTTTTCGTGTCCTGCTTGATATGACGCAAGTTGTAGAGTTTGCAAAAACAATCCCATACTATAAGGTTCTTGAATTTCTAATCTAAATCCAACTGCGTTAGTTGAACCTTTCTTACGTGTAGGAGCAATAATAGTTTCAATTTCTAAACCATTAATAAAGTATTCTACTTTTTTACCTATTGATTCATAGGCTGTTAGAACTTTCTTTTCTCCAAGTCCGCCACCACTTTGTAGAATAGCATACTTTGGTTTTTTAACTTTATAAGATTCGTCTGGATTATTAAGTTCTTCGTTAGTTAATGCATATAATCCTATTTTGTAATTAAAACTTGAGTAGTTTCTTAAACTGTTTGGTAACGGTAATGATATAACTCTTCCGTCAGCAGTACGCGATTCGTATTTGTCTGCTTCAGCAAACTGATGTGGAGACCCTGACTCGTCGGTCTTCATCTTGTCCATGTTTGCTTGGTCTCTGGCTTGTTTGTCTTTTACAGTGTCAACCTTTGAAGCGTCAGTGTCAATTACTGTAGCATCTTTTGTTTTAGACATGTCGTCTACCATGAACACTTGTGGTCCGTCTGTAACTACTGTGTTTGCTGGTGCATTAACATCATTGGATTCGAAACCGTCACCGATATCATCAGGCTCGCCTGTTGTACCAAATCTTTCTAATGTTGTTAATTTCTTCTGTGCCATGGATTAAATCCCCAGCAACGTTCGTAATCTACTACCCTTTGGAACACGTATCTCAGTACCAACTCTAAAATCAAATATAGGATCTTTTAGGATATCCATGTTACGCTGTGAGTACACCCACCACAACTTCGGATTGCCATACATGTCGTATGCAAGTAAGTCGGGTCGTTGATGATACTGTGCTTCTATCTCGTAAACTACATCATCATTGTCTGCGGGAACTGGTCTAATATTTAGAATATCTAAATAGTTCCCTCTTCTATTAATTTTTGTTTTAGCCCACGGTGAACTTGACATTAAATAAATCCTTTATTATTTGATCCAAGATAACCACCTTTTGCAAATTTGTCTAAACTAAATTTCTCAACAAGTGCTCTTGAGTATATTGGTTGAATTGTTACAGTCATTTGACTTTCTGTTGGGACATACGATTTGTCACCTTCTGTGTTTGTAATTTGTCCAGAATTAATAATTTCATCCAGAGAATTCCAATCTCCTAAATCTGTCATGTCGACTGCAATGTAATCAACATCAGTAGGCATATCAAGTGTAAAGTTTGTTACAATACAAGGAACATCTTTAAACACAAAATCTCCGTAGCCATTTAATTTTACTACTGGAGGTGGAGCACCTTGATTAGATCCTGCGCCA